GACTCGCTGTTCCGATACCAAATCGGCCAGACGCATCTATTCTAGCTCTTTCAGCGTTGTTAGGGCTAAAGATTAAGGTGCTGTCGGTGTCGATCTCTAGGGATGTAGTGTTAAGCGTGAGAAACGACCTTAGCGTTCCTGCCGCGTTAAGGAATCGCAGTTTTGATGTGTCGGTTCCACCGATGGTGGTAATCCCATCGGCAACGGTCAGAAAATCTGTGCCAACAGTTAGCCCTGTATCAGCCGTAATCGTGCCACCGTCTATGTTCGAGCTTCCAACGTCAATAGCTCCAAAGCCAGACGTAATCGAGCCAGCATTCAGGGCACCGACCGAAGTTATCTGCGTTTGAGCTGCATCTACGTTGAGAGTTACATCCCCTGACGTACCGCCGCCTGACAAACCAGTACCTGCAACGACACTCGTAATGTCGCCTGTGGTCGGGGTAGCCCACGAAGGGACGCCCGAGGCTAGAGTTAATACTTGGCCGTCTGTCCCCTTGGCGAGCTTGGCTAGTGTTGTTGAGCCAGAAGCGTAAAGAACGTCCCCTGCGGCATAGCTGGTTAGCCCTGTGCCACCTTTGTTTACTGCGATTGTCGTTGCAGACCAGGTGCCCGTTGCAAGCGTACCAACCGCCGTAATCTGCGTCTGCGAAGCATCGACATTAAGCGTACCCGAGGAACCCGTCAGGCCCGTACCACCCATGCCTGTTGCCAAGTCTGCTATAGATTCTTTGCGTGTACCATTTGAGTCGGAAGCATCAATAATTGCAATCGAGTCGTTGGCTACGCTTACGGCAGCAGCAGATAAATCGTTAAAGTTCAAAGCCAACGTTACATCTGGACCCGTACCGTTCGTAACGGTTAGTCCACCGTTTGTGGCATCTGCTACAGACTTGAGATCGCCTTCTTCGTCGTCTACCCACGCCAGTGTTCCAGAACCATCGGAAGTCCGTAGGATCTGGCCTGACGAGCCGACCGCTGCTGGCAACGTAAGCGTGTAAGAGCCACTGACTGTAGCTGGAGCGTCGAAGCCAACATACTCGCCCCCTGACGCATCTTGGAGCCTTAAATCGCCTTCAGCAAGAATGTTTAGCGAACCAGTAATATTTACACCGCCAGAAGCAGTAGCCAGTTTTGCCGCATTATCGTAAAACAGGCTAACAGCACCATCCTTGGTTGCTGTTAAATAATTTTCTGAGCCACTAGCATCGTTTGCAAGGTAAATGTTGTTTTGACCAAAAACATACAAATCACCCGTTCCAACATCTCCAACAAAAGAGTTAGAACCATTGTGATATATTTCTAGGTCTAGCCCCGTGCCAAACAAAGCTTTTCTATTGTCATCAAATTTTACAGAATCAAACAGATAACTCGACGTTCCATCTATCTGTTGATTCTTTACATGAAGCGTTACAGCGGCACCGCTCTTAGTAAACAATGCGTCAATGTAATCCAAATCGCTGTTTAGCTTGGTGCCCCAGGTATTCGTGCTACCACCAACCTCGGGTTTGGTTAAGCCTAAATTGGTAGTGGTTGTATCAGCCATAGTATTCTACCCCAGCGGTCTTGATCTCATGCGAAGCGATGATCCTGTGTGCATCTGACGCTCACCCTGCAAACGAAGCGCACCTAGTGACGCATCTAGTCTTGTAGACCACAAAGCCACTCGTTCATCATTCTTTAGGTACGGCTCTGCTTCTACCAAAGTGCCAAATAAATAAATATCTGGATGGTTGGTTAAAAGCCAGTTTGTTGTTGCTGAATCCGTTAACGCAGGAATTTTTGTGTAGTACACAATAGATGATGTGTACGTCTCGTCAGGGGATGGAAGAACCTCTAACTGGTTACTCGATCCTCCTATAACCGTAAAGTAAACGGGCCGACCCGTACTATTCATGTCAGCCCGTCTCTCGGCAATTTCTTCTGGCGTCAGGTATTCAAGCGTAATAACTGGCGATGAATCCAGCACTATTCTGGTAATTTCTAACGTGTCAGTCGGTAATGTCGTGTACCGAGCTGCGATCGAATACGAATCGTTTTTCGTTACCATATCGGGCTGGCGAATTGTTCTGTTAAAACTTGCTTCAGCCAGCTCAATAAACTCAGGTATCCGATCTGTCAGGTCTGTTCGATCCAACCAGTTTGCAGTCGCAGTCTTTAGCTGTGCATACGTTGTAATCGCCATCAGACCCTTCCTGGCCGTGTTCTGAACACGCGGTTGTCAGGATTATTCAACCATTTTTTTACAGCTTTTTGATCTTTAAAGTTGTTCGATACTTTTGCCAATTCGTGATAAATACTCATTGGTATCGACGCAACATGGTGTTGGTCGCCTTTCCAGTTAGCCCGCTCGTCCACTTGTCTGAACTGAGTCTTATTGGCCTCTACGATATGCGTAATATCCTGACGAGTCTCTAGCCCGTAATTTCCGGTAGAGTCATCGTAATGAAACCATTGCGTAGTCTTGGTTTCTGGATCGTAGTCGAGTATTCGCTTCATCAATATAGCAAACCTAATGGTGGGACAGGAGTTGCCCCCTGCCCCACCAAAAGATTACGCAGCCGTGATTCCGGCAACAATTCCGTGAGCGGCTTCGTTGTTAACCTGAAGCCCCCACTCGATTAGAGCCATTCTCTTGTCTGCATCACCCGTTCTTGCAAGAGCCTCAATGCTGTAAGGCCGCAAGGTTGCGAGCTTGACTTCATCGGTGTCGATGAGCAGCGCCCAATCGTTCATCAGCGAACCAGCACCAGCATCTACCACCGTAGTGAAGAAGCGGTTCGGAACAACTGACAGGTTACCGAAGTCGCTAACATAAATGTCAGCGGCTCCAATAATCACCGAAGGCTCGGCACCGTCTACGTTGTAGCGGCTTGAAGCGATACCACTGAACCCACTAACAACAGTTTTGTTGAAAGGGGAAACCATTAGCATCGACGGCTCGCCACCTGACACAAAGCATTCTTGCATCGTGGTCTTGAGCATAGCCTCAGTAAACGCGGTTGGTGTACCAAACGACTTCCACACCTGAGCCGCACCTGTCGGGGTTGAACCCGTGTAAGAAGGCGCGGTTACGTTGGTAGAAGTTTCGTTGGTCTTGATCCAACCAGGGAATCCAGCGGTTACACGGGCCGTAGCCGTAGCACCCGCGACAGCGCCTACGCCATTAAGCAAGCAAGCGACTTCAACATCACGCTTTAGCTCTTTGGCTGCCTTAGCTGCCTGGTATCCAACTTCAGATGCCCGACCAGCCTTGTCTACACGCTGTTCTGTGCCCGATATGATGAAATCGCGCATATTGATCTGGCAGTAGTTACCCATACGCGCCGTTGGCGTTACTGCGGTAAAGCTACTGAGATCCTGACCTTCTACGACGGGCGTTGCTGAAGCCGTCGCAAGCGAGTCTGTCTGCCACTCAAAATAAGTGTTGGACGCATCTCGCGTTCCGATGTTGCTCTGAAACGGAGTCTGAGTCGGACTAATGTCCGCGATCAGATCGCTCAGATCCTCACGGATGCCTTTGGCATCGTAGGTGAGAAAAGTGTTTGTTACAACTGCCATGATTCTATTGTCTCAGGGTTAGTCCGCAAGAATCTGACCCATTAACGAAGCCGCGTCTTCAACCTTACCAGTCTTTCGCAGCTTTTGTCTTTGAGCCTTCTGCTTGCGGGAGCGCGTCCGACGAGCAGTCCGTTTACTGCCGCCTTTTGCACTACCGATTTTTGATTTGGCTTCTGTGATCTTTTCGCCGCTTGTTAGCTCGTTGTATCGCATTGCATCACGCAAAACAATTAACGCTCTATGGTCGTATAGTGTGTCCAGCTCCTGGTCAGAAAACCCAACCTGTTTACCAAACTCCACCAACTTCCGTTGTTCTTCGGCTTGAACATCACTGTTAGCCCACTCAGGAATTTTTTCCAGCATCAAACTTTGCTGAACCGCCAAATGCTCTTGCAGCTTTTGCGATTGCTCTTGCTGCATTACTGCTTGCATTCTTTGACGTTCAGCCATTACAGCTTGAATTTCACTAGTGCGTTGCCGTTCTAGCTCTTTCAATTTCAGCCATTGCACCGGGTCTTGCTTTTCAAGCGCGTCCCAATCCAAGTTTGTCGGCTGATTTGCTGCTTCCATCTGTTGCTGAAGTTGGCTTAGTACCTCGTTATATTGATGGTACGTCTGCCTTAGAGTCTGCTGTTCCGTGTGAAACGTATCACGCTGTTCAGCTAATTCTTGACTCTTTTTTGTGAATGCTGAGTGTCGAGAATATCCAGCGATGAGTTCGTCTAAGGGCACTTCTTCTGGCGTACCGTCAATCGTGACTGTGTACGTCTGAGCGCCATCAGAGAGTTGTTCATCCTCTGCATCATACTCGTCCTGCTCATCCACTACTGAGTCATCGGCCAACTCAGCATCTAACTCCTGCCCTTCATCCTCAGAGTCCATCAAAGGTTGCTCCTCTATCGAGGAATCTTCTTCTGGTTGTTCTTCGGGTCCGACGAGCATATTGGCAAAAGCGTTTTCGATTTCGCCGTGAGAGCGTCTACCAGCTCGTTCTACAGTTCCGGTATCACTCATTTAATCTTTCCTTTTCTGGTAGCTTTTTGCTGTTTTGACTTATGTACAATCCAATTATCTATCAAGGATCGCAAGCCTCTTAACATTTCGTCAAGTGCGCGGCCTTGATAATACAGGCTTTCTCGTTTTTCGTTTTGGTCGTAAGCCGTCAAATTCCACTCAACCATTATCAGATTACGGCTTTCGTTGACGACCTCGACAAAGACCGGATCGTCCAAAATTTCTTGAGCGCGACGGGCTTTCTGTTCTTGCGTCAATTCCATTAGTAGCGGCCCATTACAAACCCTGCTTGAGATTGGCTTTTAGGACTTCCATGTCTACATCATTCTGAAACTTTTCTTCCGCTTGGAATTCTCGGATTGCCAAGTCGCCAGCGATTCGTGCGCTTTCGCGTTCATCAAGCTGCTGCTGCTTCATAGCATCCAGCTGAAGCTTTTGCTGGTCGATTGCAGTACGAGCTTGGATGTCAGCCATCTGCGCCTGTGCCAGTAATTCTTCTGGTGATGGTTTAGGCGGCGGTGGTGGGGGAGGCTGATAGTCCAGTGGTATCTGCTTAAAAAACTGCGTCGAGTCTGGGTAGCCGCTAATCTCTAACATCTTAGCCAGCGTGTTTCGGATTTGGCCTAAGCCAACCAGCGGATTGTTAGGCCCTAGCTTTTCCATCGCCTCTTGCTGACGGGACGCTACCTGGTTCAGCACCATAAGGCGCTCGTCGGTTGCACCCGAACCAAGCCCGACATTAACAGAACAATCCATTGTTGAGTCCCATACACGCGGGTCGATCGGCACCCACTGGTCCCTTAGTCGGACCATCCGTTCCCGGTCTTGATGCATTACTACTAAACGCAACATACCTTTAAACATTCTCTTAAAGCTGTCAGCAAAAAGTCTTGCCATCATTTCGAGATGTTGCTCGGCACCTTTAATTGTTGCAGTAACAGCGGCGCGTGTTGTGGACTGTAGTACGTCGGGGTCTAATCCTTGAGACGCCGCTGTTTGGCCTGTACGCGATTCTTTCATTGCATCCAGGTACTGCATCATTGGAAACGCTTCTTTTCCTAAGAATGGCACATTCAACTGTTGCACCATTCCTGGCTGACGCATCCGAATAATCGAACCAACTTCGGGGTTCAACACATCGTCAATA